AGCTCAGTACGGATAACAAGATCATCATCCCCACTAATGGCACCATCCAACTTCGCTTTGAGCCAATTCGTTGCATCAATCCCAAGCTCCTTTTCTTCTAAGTCTCTTGTTCGCTTTTCTGGAGTGTCTACACCTGCCACACGGACACGCTCCTTCTTATACAAATCAAATCCCAAATCAATAGTTACATCAATGGTATCACCATCAACAACTCTGTTTATTTCAATCACTCGGAAGTTGTAACATGACTTCCTACTTGGTGGAATCATTGCTCCCATAACCTTAGTCCTAATTTTTTTTATTTATTATAATCCTATGCACCTAAACCCGTTTACAATCATGCATTAACTGGATTATTATTCTCATCATGGCGTTGATATGCCGCTGGTGTTACTGGATTATTATTCTCATCGTGTCTCTGATAAGTTGCTGGCGTCCTAGGACTATTATCAGTATTACGAGCCTGATAATCTGCATTAAAATTCTTATAGGTTACAGTAGACCAACCTTCAGTTCCTGCAAATTGTTGAACTTCCGTACTTCCAGGTTGCGGACTTACTGGATTGTTATTTTCATCGTGGCGAATATAAGCCATTATATCACTCTAATGATTTGTGCTCTACCTATTTATTCACTTCATCATCAGTATTAATTTTTTTCAATCCAGTAAGTTCTATTACTTCATCCACAACTTCCTTTTCAGGTGCTGGAGGTTCATTCATTTCGCCATATGCCATTGTCATAATTGTGTAAATGTAATAAAAAGTACCCGCTAGAAGAATGATCAATGAAATGATAACACTCCATACTGGATCATTAGGATTTTCTAGCGGGCGTAAAAATAAATTCATGATGCTAACTCCTTCTCTTTAATAGTTAGACTACCTGAATCAATCAATCCGATTGCGTTATGTAGTTCTCTGGAGTGTTCCAACTCATCATTCAAGATCTCAAGGATCTTTTCATCAGGACCATACAAAGCAAGATACTTAGCATATGTCTCCGCTGCATGAATCTCTACTTCGTAGGAGAGATGGTAAGCAGCGCGAGGAGCCAACCAGTAATAAACCACATTGACCCAATAGTAGATAAGTACAAGGTGTCTGGCGAAGAAGCGATCCACCCAATAAGCACTACCGCCCCTAGATTCCATGTATTCCAGATGTTCTGTTTCGTTAAGAGTTTGAGCAAAATGTTCCTCCATTAAGTAGATGTGTTCTGGACCGCGCAATCCCAAAGATTCTCTTAAATGAAGGACGCTTAAAAAAGCAAAATAGGGTGCCCGAGCAATCTCCTCAAGCACCCAGAATCTTTGAAAGTCTCGACCTCTGTATAAAAAGTCGATAATTGCTACTGTAATATTTAGTGTAACCTCATTAAATTTTTTCATACACTATTACTATTTGTGTTTTTTGTCAAAAGGTTCCCAATGTTCCCATCCATATTTGTGAACTGCCCACATTCCAAGAATGGGAACGAAGACCAACGCTATACACATAGGTCCTAATGTCCAAGGGGTGTTTAACACCCAGGCAGCGAAGTGCCCTGCTTTGTGTATCATTCTACATGAACTGTACCAATCATGCCAGCACCTTTATGGGGAGCACACCAATAAGTATAGTCACCAGGATCAGCAAATGTAATATCAAACTCTTCCCCAGGAAGCATAGCAAGTGATTCATGAGCAAGATCTGGGCGATCTTCTACAATCACATTATGTGGAGGTAGCATATTATTTACAAAATGAACTGTATCACCAGCACTAATTGTTACCTCTGCAGGATCAAAAACAAGATTGCCATTAGAACCCATTTGAACATCTACTGCCCAAACGGGAGCAGCAAAAAATACTGCTGCAATCAAAGCAAATACAAACTTCATAAGACTTTTAATATCTATCAATATTTATTTGATAATTACGCAAAATTACTTAATATGTGATGATATCCTTACTGTTCTATATCCAAACTTTTTAGATACTCAATCCACCATTCTGGATCTTTTTTACATCTCCATTCAGGGACAGGCACACCTCTTTCTTTAGTATAATACTCGTAGAGAGAATCATCTATAATCTGTGTTATTTCCATATTCCTCTTCATCTTCATCAATATCTTCATACGGGTTTGCCACGTAGGGTCCTCGTTTTCGTAGAGGTTCTTTTCTGACATAATCCGATTCAGCATTTACGGCAGATATCCACACAGCTACTTTCATTACTATGTAGATAATTATGAGAGGTATAAAGCATAACAGAAGAGTGAATGAGTAGTTCATAAGTCCTCGTCAGGATACATGTCCCTAAACATTCTATCCGCATTTTCAATTTCGTTTTTTCTGCTTTCAGTAACAGCATCAATATATCCTCTTCTATACTCCCAGGTTTGACCTCCCTCAACACCTTTCATAGGATTAATACATTGAGTGTCTCCATATGGATTACAAACCAAACCAGCTAAATCTAATTCACTAGAATCAGAACTTGCCCCTGTGCCGCGCCACACATGTTTTCCATTAATCCATGTAGCACCGCACTTTGGGCATTCTTTTCTATCCAACTTAAGGTCAGAAAAGGTTATGTTCGGATCAGTCATTTCTGCAGTATCCTCTAATTTACAGTATGAGTATAGTACTATTTACCATATTTGTCTGTAGCATAGAGATACAATTTATTCAAAATCAAACACTTTAGCAATCATTAAATACCTGTCCTACTTGAGAACCTGCTTCAGATCCAAGATTTTGACCTAGAAGTGCTGCCCATCCTGCTGCCAACCATCCGATGTATGGAATGTTTACAACTGCAGGAACAAGAACACCTGTAGCAACAGCACTACCTGCCATCGCACCTTGACTTCGTGCTCCAGCGTCCGCCACGATGCACTCTAATTCTTTTGCAGACTTTCCCTCTGCTGTAGCCACACCTCCTGTATTACGAGCGCCATCCATAGTGTATTGATCATACTTAGTTTCAATACGTTTCTCACTACCACCACCAAACATTCCTCTCTTATACTTATCCAAGTCTAGAGATCTGTGTGATTCTAGGATGGCAGGATCGTTAGCTTTGTATTCAATACTATAACCATCCTTATTTGCTTCAATTTTGTATGATGAGTAAGGAGTTCCACTTGGAATATTAATAGTAGGAACCTGAGGAATTTCGGGTTGCTTTGGTCTGTTGAATACATATCCAAGCAAACCAATATGTGCAAAGGCAACTACACCACCAACTGAAATAGCAGCAATCTTAAGTTTATTCATGGCATTACATCTTGTACTTTTCGTCTGATGCATCTGGTCCAGATTGTTTGATTTGGACTGGTGCTTGTTCGATTCTGATCGTTTGCGCTGGAGCAGTTTGAGCAGCTGCATTAATTAGTTTCTCCAGATCAGCTTTACTTACTCCTCCACCACCACCTGAGGATCCACCGTTCTTACCTTTAGCAGTCTGAACCCCGAACGTAGCTAAAACTCCAGTGAACACACTGGCTATGAAAGTCGGGTCAAGTTTTTGTTCAGGAATACCTAAAGCGGGAGGAAGTTTAATATACGCCAGAGTAAGTATTCCACCACTCCAAACGAGAATACCAAGACGAACAAAAGTAGAAAGTATAGCAAGTTGTTCATCAGTATCTTCAATTTTTTCTTTCAATTTCCCTATAGGTCCTTTTGCCTTTTCCTTTTTGGGTTCTTCATTCTTCACTTCTTCGGGCATAGAAGTCTAAGCAACTGATCTATATAGCTCAGGGAAACTGTAAGGGAAGACCGCCACCAGGTCCAGATTCACCTAAAGGTACAGTATTATTCAACATATCAGGTAATGCACTAGTAATTGCCTCTGTTGCTGCAGCAGTAATTTTTTCTTTAGCATTTTCAATCATAGCATCTTTATTGACATAGACATATGCTCCGCCTGCAATGACAGATAAAGATACTAGACCAGAGAGAAGTGCAATTAAATTAACGAGTTTTTGCATAATAAACTCCTGTTATCATTCTATATATCAAATTGACTTTCTTCTCCGAAATATTCTAATGAAAGAATATCATGTTCATCAATATTAGGATCTAACCATTCATCAAATTCACATTGAATACAATATGCTGTTTCAATATCGTGAGAATCACAATGATAGTGAATTCGGTCTATCGCCCAATCATGATTCTTCTTCAGTATTTTTGCTAAAGTTACCATAGTCCTTACGCATATACCTTCCAAGAATATTACTATTATAGTATGCGGGCATACCGCTGTCAAGTGATTCTTGTAAAACATTATTTAGGAATAGCTGTTTAGTTTCCTCAAAGTTACAAGTTCCCTTTGTTTTATGTAAAGAAAGGATCTCTCTCTTAAAGAAAACTTTATTGGAAATCTTTTTGATATCTTCTTTTAATTCTGGACAAGATCCGTAATACCGCTTCCAATCACTCTCTTGTTTTTGTTTTCTTTTTTTTCCTGGTGGCGTTCTAAAAGACCAAAAATACTTTCTTCCAATGTATTGTCTACCGTTGAGGAGATTGGTAATTTTATAAACAAAACCGAAGTTATCACCAATAGAATCGCTATCAAAAGGTTGTTCCAGGTATAACCAAGGATTTTCATAGTCCATACTATAGTTACATGACTTATAGCTACTATTTATTTCCAAACCCAACAAAGAGATCCTACTCATGGAATTAAGGTTTGTCAAGCCCTTGATAAATAATCAATAAAGCTGTATACTATGGCAGTCTACGTCAATAACATAACTATTGATACGGGAGAATATTTTTCTAGAGATTTTTTTCTAGATAACGCTGATGGATCTCCCTTAGATCTAACTGGTTATACAGCAGCATCTCAAATTAGAAAACACCCCGAGAGCCTCAATGCTGCCGCTGTGTTTAATATTGAGTTTGTAGATAGAGTAAATGGAAATATAAAAATATCTCTAGGATCATCAGAAACTGCTCTCATGAAACCAGGTCGTTATGTTTGGGATATGATGTTTACCGATTCAAACTCTAAGAAGAGTATTGTTATGGAAGGTAATGTACTAGCAACTGAAGACGTAAGTTTAGATTGTCAACTCTAAATAGTTAAAAAAGATGGCAGTAGTATACACTCACAATATTAAAATAGATACTGAATCTGATTACGAGCAAGAATATACTATGTTTGAGACGGGTGGCAAACCCATCGATTTGTCAAGCATTAAAGCATCGGCTCAATTAAGAAGGCATCCCGGTAGTGATACTGCTATAAGTTTTGATGTTGCTTTTATAGACAGAGCTATAGGAAAAATACAACTATCAATTCCGAATTGGATTACTTCAAAATTAAAATCTGGTCGTTATGTTTATGATATTATCTTTACAACACGAACTGGAAAAAAAGAAATGGTTTTGCAAGGAACTGCACTTGTAGTCAAAGGTATATCTCAAGGTTGTAGTTTTTCATTACCAACTAGTGCAAGAAGACTTTGTATTGCTATTAGCGATGGATCTTCTCAAACTAGAGAAAGTATGAGTGAAAAATGGAAGCAGTTTAGATTATCATATCCAAATAGAGTATTTTATTTACTGATGCCAAGTGAAACTCCAGGAGATCAATTTGGCACTCAAGTTGATGAAGATGATTTTTTAACTATGAAATGTCCAGATAATTTTCTAAGTGAAACAATTATAAACGAACCTCCTTTAATCTGACATGTCTTATTCAATTGTTGCAAGTACAACTACTGTTGATGAGGGAGGTACAGTTCAATTTGATGTAGCAACTAGTCTTTTTAATAATGGAACTTTATATTATTCAGTATTGCCGTCAAC